TTCCCCTCTTCCTCTTCCTCTTCCTCACTACTGGATAATTCATCCTCCTCTAACATTTCAGTTGTTGTATTATTCATGTCATCTAAATTATTTACATTTATTTTATTTACCTCTACATACTTCTTTATTAATTCCTCCTTATCCAAATTATAATCATCCGCTATTTTCTCCAATATATTAACACTTCTCATATTCATCACATCTAACAAATATAATTGTAATGTCTTCAAATTCTTAAATTCCATTCTGTTTTTGTAACACTTTTTCACTTTTATAAAAAGTTTGTCAAAATTTGGTCTGGGTTTTTAAACCAGAAATAAGAGCAAAAACTATTAGTAGAACAAAACAGTTCTATAATAAATTTATTATAATTATTACTTATTAAATTAATTTTATATATATAAAAATAATAAACAACCCCATAATGGAATCATTCATCACTATTTTTATTTCCTAAACCGAAACACCTCACAAATCCGAATCGGAATCGTTCTCGTCAATTGGCATTATCTGCCCCTTAACGAAAGGTGTATCAACCCAAGTGCTTACGATGTTCGGCAACAGCAAAGACAGCAACTGACGACACCACAGAAGTGGGGCGGTCTCCTATCAGCAAGTGTTCAACGAACGCAGGACTGTCCTTGATTTCGTATCTCATTTCCAGGTTCTTCTCATCACGCTCAGCACAACATATCTTCCTCTTCTTCTGGTGAAGGAGACTCGGACCGGCGAGTGCGCTTCTTACCACGCAAATTTCTCGTTGGGTCATCAGGGTCACCTGAAAGCGCATTCTGAAGCTCTGAATTCCACAAAGAGTCAAAGTATGAACGACATTTTGTTAGAGTTGTGTATTTTCAAATATACCAAAATATAATTTCTTGTATACAATTTTATAAAAACATTCATATTATTTCAGACTTTATGGATAGTACAAAAGAACTATGTGATAAAACTATAACACAAATAAAACAAATGAATGTTGCGTTAAAACCATACAAATCGTATGAATATTTTTTGAAAAAAAACAATGACCAAAAAGAAGTGCTTGAATCTATATTACAAAAAATATCATTTATTTTTCCTTATAAAAACACTCTTTGTAGATTATCACAAATAGGGTATATTATGACTTTATATTATAGCTTATTTTACGATAAAAAATACAATGAAGCCTTTGTGTATTCAAGATCCTTGAATGTTTACGTAAAAGATATGAATGTATTCAAAAAAATACACGCCAAGAAAAAGTTGAATTGTTGTGTCTTTGATAAAGATAAAACCTATATGAAGTCGTCGTTTTATTTAGCAAATATACAAGATAAACCTGTAAAAAATAATATTACAATTGATAAACATATTATGATTACTGGACCAAACGCATCAGGAAAGACCACCTTAATAAAGTCTGTTTTATTGAATTTTATTTTGTCTCAACAACTTGGGATGGGTTGTTACAAAAAAGCTAATATTCATATATACGACCATTTCCATTCTTATTTGAACATTCCAGATACATCTGGTCGCGATAGTTTATTTCAAGCAGAAGCCCGGCGTTGTAAAGATATTTTAAATGTAATCGAACAAAAGAAAAATGATAGGCATTTTTGTATTTTTGATGAATTATATTCTGGAACAAATCCTAACGACGCGGTTTTATGTGCTGAAATTTATTTGAAAGGATTAACTCAATACACAAATGTTGAGTTTTTATTGACGACACATTACATAACATTATGCGAAAATATAAACAAAAAAAACTCCCTTATAAAAAATATTAAAATGAATGTAGTGGAACATAAAGATAAACTAGAATATACGTATAAAATAAAAAAAGGAATATCATATATCCATGGGGGTAAACAAGTTCTAAAAGACTTGGATTATCCGGAACAATTATTTGTTTAATTTCGTTTAAAACAATTAAAGAATAATATATATATTAATGTATATGGGTCTATTGGATATTAGTGGTTTCTTTACTGGATTAATTATAAATTTATTATTGGTTACGCTAATATGCTATTATTTTAAGAGAAAATATGAAAATATCGAAGCAGCACAAATGGAACAAGCAAAATTGTTATATGATTTGCTAAAAAATTCGAACTCATCTGAAAAAACAACTTCAACAAGTAATGTAAAGAATATTGAATTAAGCGACGAAATCGTTTCTCGAGCACAAGAAGATTTTGAAAGTGATTATAGCGAAGAAACAAGCGAAGAAGAAGATGATGAAGAAGAAGTTTGTATAGAAGATAACAAGGTGGAACCAGAACACAAAGAAGTTTTATTAGAAGATTATAATAAAATGAGTGTAAAATCATTAAGGGATTTTCTTACGAATAAAGGAGTCAAAACAAATCATAAAATGAAAAAAAACGAATTAATTGGATTATTGACCAATAAAAAATCTTTGGTGGTAGATTTAGCATTTGAAGAAGAAGAAAAAGAAGAACCAGAATTGCCAGATATTTCATTAGTAGATTAAATTAAATATTTTCTTATAATAATGAATTTTATAAACAAAGATGAAGGATTTCCTATTTTAGAAGATGGTAGACGATTTACAGATTATACACAGAGTTCTGTTAAACACGAAAAAATAAAAAATGAATATGGTATTCATAATAATCGAACATATAAAGAGTTTTTAATAAAAAACGCAGACCTTATGATGAAACGTAATTTTGATGAAAAAAAAAAGGTAAATAATACACCTAGTTATATAGAAAAAAATATACACAATGTTCCTTATAAGTTTAAAGGTGTTATGGATACAAGTAACCCCGAAATGTATTCTTTTTCGGATATGAAAAATATATATTTATCGCGCGAACAATTGGATTCAATGCGAAAGCGTCAATATGTAAAATGAATATAAAATGAATATTATATATAATATATGATTTACGTTAGTATAGATGTTGGTATACGAAACTGTGCTTATATATTATATGAAAGTGATACAAATACTATAATCAAATGGGATATTATTGAATTATGCGACAAATCTATATGTGCCTCCAAAGTAAATTTAATTGATATAGGGAAAAATGCCTCCAATATATTCCATAATGTATTTTCAAATTATGATATTGATGTAGTGATTATAGAAAATCAAATAGGTCAAAACGCCATACGTATGAAAACGTTACAAGGGATGATTACTATGTTTTTTATTTTACAAGGGTGCGAAGACGTAAAACATTGGAACTCTTGTCATAAATTAAAAGGGTATGATATACCAGCAAAAACAACTTATTCGCAACGAAAAAAGTGGAGTATAAATATTACGCAAAACATTGTACAAGAAGAATATAGTAATTGGGAATGTTTTTATAATAAACATAAAAAAAAAGATGATCTAGCTGATTGTTTTTTACAATTAAGAGACGTATTAAGAAAAAATAAATGATATGTGTGCGATTAAATATAAAGTAAAAACATATAAGATAATATAATGGAAGAAATTATAGATTTAGATAGTGAAAATGTAAATATCACAGACCCAACCATTTCAAAACCCGAAGTAGACTTTGGTGGTGGAATTGAATTACTTATGAATGATAAAAAAAAGAGTTCAAGTAAACCAAATGTTGAACATTCTATTGAAAAAGAACTAAATGATTTAAATGATATTGAAAATATAGAAATACCAAATATTGGTAAAAAAACGGTTCATATGGAACACAATAATTCCGGATTTAAAAAAATGGATGAAATAAACATTGAGAAAGAAATAAAACATGTAGAACATAAAACAAAAGAAGAAACATTAAAAGAAAAGTTCAATTATTTGCGGAAATTGGAACAACTTGAATCGAAAGGCGTACAACTATCGAAACGTTATAGTATGGATTCATCTTTAGATGAAATGAAAGGAGAATATGAAAATATTATCACTGAAAAAGAACGAACCAATAGTGTTAAATTTCAAGGTAAAGTGTTAACAACATTGATTACTGGTATTGAATTTTTAAATAATAAAATAGACCCGTTTGATGTTAAACTAGACGGGTGGTCGGAACAAGTCAGTGAAAATTTAGAAGATTATGATGATATCTTTTCTGAATTACACGAAAAATATAAATCCAAGGCAAAAATGGCACCGGAACTTAAACTATTATTCCAATTAGCAGGTTCAGGGA